TTTCGTAGTTGATGAAAACCTGCCGCGCTATCCCCCAAGCCTCCGCCAGCGTTGCGCCCTCCGACACGCTCATGGGTATCGGCTGGCGCTTGTGGGATAGACGCACAGAGTATGCCGCTTGCCGCCGCCCGCCGTTGTGCAAGAGCCGAATACGATCTTTAATCGGCTCGTGCAGTTCTGGCGGTTCGGCCTCTAACAGGGCGACCCACTCCTGTTTTGGGTGGGTCATTATTGATAGGGCTATTTTTGTAAGGTCTTCCACTCCTCGAAAGCCTCCCATGCCGCTTCCCAGCCGAGTGCAACGCAGGCGAACGCCCCGGCTTTTTGCGACTGCTCAAGAAAATCAAGCTGCCCAGGCTGCCAAGAGCATTTAGTGTGGTCGCGCCGCTTAAGCTCGCAGCAGAAGACAGGCGAGCCGATGATGATGATGTCAGAAGCACCGGACAGCATGCCTTCAGCTTTCATCTTGGAAACCTGCGCATGCGTAAACTTGCCCTCGTTTCGCGGGTGCATAGCAACATCGCCCCAAGGTGTCTTGCGTATCATGTTAAAAAACGTGACCTGCTCGGCGCTTTCTTTTGGGCAGTCGCCACGAAAAGATTGGTCGCCGTAGACTTTCAGCCATGCAGGGAATTTCATGCCTTCAGCTTCTCCTGTAACGCCTCATCATCTGTAGGCATCCCAAAGCCCAACACTTCCCAGAAGTCGCCTTTCTTGACGTACTTAACGGTTCTGGGTGTCGTCTTGAAATCATCAGTGGCAAGTGCAAACGCAGCTTTCTTCTGTGCCGTCCAGTTGCTATTTTCCAACAGGTAAACCGGAAACTGGCGGCGCGGCGTGGTGATCGTCGCCGTCACCATATCGTTACCTGACCTGCTGATGCCGCGCTGATACTCGATGCTCAGGCACTCGTCGCATTGCGGCTGCGTAGGGTCTTTTTTGTGGACGCGGTGCATTTCGATCAGCTTGTCATTGGGGTTGATAAGCTCTGCCTTGCAGCCTCCACAGAATCGCGCAGCAATGTCGTTTGCATGCTCGCACACCGGGCATACTTTGCATGACCAATAGTGGTCGCAGCGCTCGCCTGTGCGCAAATTCACATGCTGGCAGCGCCGCCCGTAGTGCGCAGGCATTGGCACCATTTCACCATTGTGGTCTTGCGTCATAATGCGTTCGCCCGCCAGGTCGACAAAGTAGCCGTATTGGTCAACCTCAAAGCCGGATTCATTCTTGCGGGCGCTGAACACGTTCACACGGCTGCACGACTCGCACACGGCGTCGATAGGCTCAGCGCCTTCTGATTGATAGGCCGCTTTGATCTGAGGCGCGTACAGGTCGCCGTCCGGACAGTGCGCCTCAATGTTGCCTGCGTAGTCGAGAATCACGCATTCATCTTTGCCTTCAAACAAACGCATTCCACGCCCCATGATCTGCTGCAACAGGCTGACAGACTCGGTTTTGCGCAGGATGGCGATGTGCGAGACGTTTGGACTGTCAAACCCGGTAGTCAGCACGGCGACATTCACAAGGTAAAGGAACAGTCCCGCCTTGAAGTCGGAAATGATCTTGTCACGCTCGCCCTTCGGCGTGGTGCCAGTGACTAATCTGGAATTATCCGGGTGCAGGCTCGCCATCACCTCATTGGCATGCTGCACTGTCGCCGCAAAGATCATTACGCCGGTAGCGTCCTGGGTCTGGGCAACAATGTCGGCAACAATTGCCGCCGTCTTGCGGCCCCAGCCCTCAAACGCGGCTTTCACGGTCGCAGCGCTGAACTGCCCGTTGCTCTGGATCTTTAGGCCGCTTGTGTCGTACTTGGCGGCGTTAATCGACCCAGCACGCAGCGGAGTAAGGAATCCAAGATCCAGTAGCATGCGGGCGCCGATACTGTAAACGCACTGGTGAAAGTATGGCTCAAAAGCCACAGATTCGGTCAATGCGCGGCCTTCGGTATCGACTCCGTAGATAAAGCCTGTGCCAAGGCGATACGGCGTTGCAGACAGGCCGCATACGCGCAAATTTGGCGATTGCGAGCGCATTTCATCAATTATCTTCTGGATAGTCGGCGTGATGCGATGGCACTCGTCGACAATAACCCCTGCAAATTCCGAGCCAAGTTTTTTTGCTACTTTCTTGAACGTGCCTTCCGTCGCAAAAATAACCTGATGGCGCAAGCTCTTCTGCCCTGCGCTCGCGCTATAAATGCTGCACTTCTCCCCAATAGCTCGGTACTTCTCGGCGTTTTGCGTAACAAGCTCAGCAGATGGTGCTAGGCACAAAACGCGCTTTCCGCCAGACAGGTCATAAAGCGTCTTTGCAAGCATGGCGACGATGACGCTTTTTCCTGCGCCAGTAGCGGCCTCGACAACTACCGGAAGCGTCGAGCGCTTCCAGTGGTCGATAACGGCATCGTGCGCCTGTTGTTGGTAGAAGCGCGGTTGAATCATGTTAGCCTCCACGATGTAGACGGCTTGCCACGATACTTATCCAGATCCACGCCTTTCAGTTCTGGGATCTTGGCGTATTGCACATTCCCGACCCGCTCAACTCGCGTCAGCTTCCGCCCGTGGATCAGCGCGTTTTTTCCGTCCGCCATTTCGATCAGCTGCGCTACCACTTCTTTTTCTCGCGCCGCGTCTTCCTTTTGGCGCTTGCGCAGCGTGTCAAGCTCTGTGAGCAGCGTTCCGGCTTCCGGTGTGTCAATGCTTGTGCGCAGCGGTTCCAGGTGCTCAGGGTTGTCAAGCTCGCTCAGGTACAGATCATAAAACGCACTGATCTTAGGCAACACGCTGTCAATCCATTCTGGATCGAACTCGACGCGCTCGATGTTGATCTGCTCGGCAACATAGTCAAGCGACAGCGGGTCGCCCTTCGGCGCGATGTACTGCGCAAAATAGGCATGGGTGCGACCTGTAGACAGCATTTCCATTTGCACCTGTGCCGCATAGTGCGGCTGCTCTGCCAGCGACTTAAACTCGCCGCCGTTGCGCAGGCCAAACGGCACTTTCAATTCAAGTACGCCGCCGTCACTGGTCAGGCCGTCCGGGCTGGACCCCATGCGGTCGCCATACGCGAAGAAGCCGCATTGCTCGACCTGTAGGTCGGTTTCGCGCATGAATGCCAACAGCGCGCGCTGTTCGTTGTTGTTGCCGTGATCAGTTGCCGGATTGCCGGTGAACTCAGACTCAGCGCAATGATACTCGCGCACCATAGCGCGCAGAACGTCGGCAGGCTTTTGCCAGGGCGACAGGCCAAGGATTGCGCCTACACGGCTTCCGGTGATTCGTCCTTTTCGTTTTTCGAACCATTCTTTTGTGCGTTGTTCAGTCATTGTTCAGTTCGTCCGTATTGACCATCAGTGGGTGCTCGTGCTGGTGGTATGGGTGAAGGCATACAGCAACCATGCCGCCAAGGCGGGCGCCCAGATGCTCGCGCAGCGACTTCTTAAACTCAGAGTGGATCTCGCCGCTGTTAAACTTGCCAGTCCACGTGACGGCTTCGGTTGTGTACCACTTGCCGGACGGTTTAAAGAAATCTACGCGCACAGAATCTGCATCTTGACTGTAATTTGTCATCTTACCACTCCAAAACCGGGCGGCTTTCGCCGCCCTTTAGACTAAAAAGGAATATCGTCGTCAAAGTTATCAGCCGCCGGAGTCGGCTCAGGCTTTGGTGCTGGTGTAGCAGGCTGGTTTTTCGCAGGCGCAACAGCTTGGACCCAGTTGCCGGACTTAGACTTATCGTCAAGCTCCCATACCCCCATCTTCAACACCATCGGCCGATTGCACAGCTGCGCCAAGCTCATGTCGCTGGGCATGGATTCCTTGCGCTGCTCCATCGCAGAAAAGAGCCCTCCGCCAGCGTTGGACGCGATTGCCGCCAGCATCTTCTTGGCTTTGTCAGCTTTGGCCGCGTCTTTTTCGTACACGCGAACCTTTTGGAAGATGACACGGTTTCCGTACTCGGCAGGCTTGCTGATTCGCCACTTGATGTTGATGTACTGGTCGCCCTGGTATTCGGCGTTTTTCGCTTCCTCGGCAATCGCCAGAACGCTGGTGCCGTCAGGAATTGGCGCAAGCGCATCGCCGCCCATTTCAAATGTGCCGCTGTCTTGTTTGGCGCTCTGGCCGTCGCTTGTGTTCCAGAAATTGCTCATTGTGCTGCCTCGCTGTTGTAGAACTTGACGTACTTCATGATTGGATTGCTTCCCATTTCTACCGGAATTTCGGCAGGCATGTTGTAGCGGTTTTTGGCGTTGATATAGCCGACTTGACCGTCGCCGGTAGTGATCAGCTTACGCTCGCCAGTCTGCATGAGACGACCGTACTTCGTTGTCTGCCCCTTGCGGTTGGTCTCAGAGCCTTGCACAAACTCTTCTTTGACCAGATACAGCACGGCATCGCACTGGCTCGTGTAGATGCTCAGAGCCTGATTGTCCATGTCCATGCTGAACACGGAGTAATCAGCTGCGCTGTCTGGGCGGTTGCGAATCTTCTTGATGCCGGTATGAGCCAAGAACACGATGCCCATTTTCTTCACGGCGCGTAGCTGCTCGCACTTGTACACAAAGTCAGCATGCCAGCTCGCCACCTCGGTATAGCCCTTGTGGAAACCGCCTGACGCATCGGCAACCGTATTCACGCCGTCGCGCAGTGCGATTTCATGGCCGAACAGCGTATCAAGCGACGTTATGCTATCGACGACTAGCGTCTTGTACTCGTGGTCAGTGCTTATCAGTTCGTCCATGATGGCGAGCAGGTTCTCGCGTGTGCTGCGCAGATTGCCGACTTCATCTTTTGATGCCTTCGGCAGTCGCGGCAAGACAGCAGGCTTGGCATCGTCGTCCCAGTTCTCGAACACTGACGCGCCATCTTCTGCCATCAGCATAATTGACTGCGGAAACATCGCACCAAGTGATGTTTTACCGGTGCCAGGAGAACCGACAATGCTGATCATCGGCGGGCGCGCCTTCGGCTTAGCGGCCTTTGATAGAAAGCTCATCTTGTTTTTCCTCGACGAATTTTTGAAGTGCCTCGACCGTCTTGATGGTCGGGTTTTTTTGAGATCCAGAGCGTAGGGCGTTCACTGTGCTCAGTGACACCCCGCTCTTATATGAGATTTCAGCCGGATCGTACTTTCGCAGATCGGCAATCAATTTTTCCAGCATTTCCGCTTCCTCTTTTGCTTTGACTTCAACAAAAGAATATCAGCAGATTAGTATTCACGCAATAGAGTAGTATGAAAAAACGCGACCGTTCCCGCCTTTCCTTTGCTCGCACTTTACCTTTCCGTTTTCGATCAAGTGGTTAAGCGCCTGTAGAATCGCAACGTCGCCAATTTTTTTTCCGCCTGGCACGCGCTGTTTAAGAACGCCCGGCGTCATTTCCCCGTTGGCATTCTCAAGCGCCGTCATGATTGCCAGCAGCAGGCCGCTGCCTTTCTCACCGGCATCCGACGATTCCAAGCTGTCGCCAGACTTCGCCTTGTTGATTTTCATGTGCGTAACGCGCTTAACCAGTTCGTGCGCCCATCCAATATCCTGCTCGCTGATGACGCCGTTTGCTGCGCCAAGGATTCCGGCAACCTTGATTGCCAGCTCGGTAGCGCCAAGCGCCTGACTTTCCAGACCAGACCCCGCGTCGCGCTCGGTAATTGCAATCTCTCGCCAATACTGG